CCATGTTTGAGCCTTTTTTCTCTCTCTTGGCTTCAAGCATGGCTTTAGTTGCTTGACTCTTAGCGTCAAACATCTTGCCAATCATCGGGGCAAGACCGCCTATGTCATTGGCTACCTTACTAGCCTTTTTAACCATGCCAATGGCTTTTTGTAAGCCATCTAGCGCAGCAATTGGGTCAATCATTTTTTATCTACCTTTTTCCATTCAATACAGTAGACTTTCCTGTTGTACACATCGCCAACCCAAGCCCACTTAATACATCTGTACTCAATAGATACAGCTAGAAAAAACTCTACAAATACCATGTCCACAGTAGTATGTAGACACACCAAACAATAGTTACACAAAGAAGGGCTGCACTAACAAAAGCAACAGCCCAATCTTTCATTTTTTAATCCATGTCTGCCACAAAGCGCCAGCAGCTAATATCAAACCACCAATCCATAAAACTGGTTGGGCAATAGAGGCTATCCAGTTAAGAACCTTTACAGCACCTTTTGCTGCATCAATAGCGGCTACTAGGTCTTTGGTGTTCTTATCAATCTCGTCTACTTTTTGCTCAACAGCTAGTAAACGATTGTAAATTTGCTCGTGACTTACTTCGCTCATCATTCACCTCAAATGGTAGGCCACTCAACAGTCCAAGGAAATCCTTCTTGCGCTGTTACATCACGCAAGGCTTGACGATATGTAGCCCATACAGCTTTGTCAACAGGTGCATCCTCAACTTGAGTCCAATCACACTCTGCTAACTTAGCATCACGAGTAGCACGAACACTCTTAGCTTGTTCAGCATCCTTTAGAGCCTTGTAAGCAGTTTCGTGCTGTAGTGCTGTGGTAGTTACACCATCAACAACAGTATCGATAAAGGTAGGGCCTAACACATACTTTGTGTACCACTTACCATCAATCTGCTCAACACCTTGTGCTTGTGAGTATTGGTAAACAGTACCGCCTGTAGCTTGTGCGCCTTCAAAGACTACATCAGCACCCAAAGCCTCCAAGACTTCAGTTGTAGTTGTATCCCATGATGGGCCACCATTGGCTTTAATGTGTGCACGAAATTCACTCTCGTACATGACCTGTCCACTTTCACGAATTCTGATTTGCATAGTAATTTCCTTACGCTATTGCGATTCCAATGTAGGTTGCAGAAGATACATTCACATTAGTTGCTGAAACCTGATTGACAACAAAGCCAGTTGAATCTGTGTCAATGGTATCGTCTGTTGTCACTTCAGCGGCTGTTGTGTTGAGGCTAAGGTGTGGGTCATTTCCTGACACGATACCCCTAGCAGAATCCCACACATACCAGTCACCAGTTGAGTCTGTGCGCTTTATGAGAACCCACCTCGCCCCTGCTGTGAAGCCACAGTTAATTGTCTGTGATGAGCCATTTCCTGTGTAGCTAAATACTTTGCTGACACCTGCGCAGGTTGCAAAGAGGTAGGCGACATAATTTCTACCTGCTGAAGCACCTAAAGGCGTAATAGTTGTAGATGTTGACTGTCCACCCCAGTTTGCGCCATAGGAATAAAATGTTGCAGCAGCATCAGAGTTCAAACGGGCTAAATCTGAACCTGTTGATGTTTCGTTAAAAAACACTCGCATTTCTTGTGCGCCATCTCTCCATTTAGAAATTATCAGTTGAGGAACAGCGTTTAAATTATGATTTACCGCAAAAGTCGATCCTGTTGATGTCCAGCAAACCACATCAAAGAAGCTGGGGGCACGTCTGAAAGCCCAATCTATGTAGTTTGTTCCGCTTGCATTTACGCCTGCATCAGTTCCAATTCGCACACCACTTTGAGTGTCGAAACCAAGCACATATTGTGTTGTTGTCACTTCTGCGCCTGTACTGCTACTTTCCAAAACTTTATTAGCCCCACGCAATCTGTCTTCAAAACTTGGTGAATAAGTTCCTCTAGACTTAATGATTGCAAGATCAGTAACAAAACCAGTAGTCGTAGTAGCGGCTGAACCTGTACCCGCATAAGTCACAGGACTAAACACACTCGTCCCACTCGTAGGCACTTTCATCGGGCCACGACGAATGGCGATGTAGATGTAGGTTGCACCATTAGTGTTTTGGTCAGCGTTTGCTGCTGCTATTGTAAATCCTGTAGCGTTTGGATATAGGTTGTAACTAGACCCTGCTGGCTCAGAACCAGATGTATTTGGATAAAGTTGTCTATTTCCAGCGTCCCACATTCCACGCATTACATCTGTAACAATCCAATTTCCTGTGTTTGAAGTGCATTTTGTCAAAACATACTGAACTTCATAACCAAGATTAATTGAATTAATTGCGCCTGTACCCGTATAAGACCCACACGAAATCACATTGTCTGTACCAGTCAGACCAAAGCCTCCTGCGTTGTGGGCGAATAGGTAGGCTACATATGTTCTGCCCGATCCATTAATGGTTCCGCTTAATCCGACTGTGAACACTGTGCTAGTAGGATCAGTTGTATTCCATGCAGCAGACCCAGCTTGCGCATCGGTGGTGTTTAGCGTTAGCTGCTTGGTGTTACCAATACTTCGGTGATAAACAATCCAGTTGTCTGTGGTGCTTGTGCATTTGATGATGATGCAGCCTGGGACAGAACCAAGACTATGAGCTATCTGACGGCCAGCGGTGCCATTCCCTGTATAAGTCACAACATCAAAGAACTTTGGTTGCTTGCGGAATGTCCATGAGGCGTATGTAGCCGCAGAAGTGTTGATGTCGCTATTGTTTCCAATAGTGAAACCAGTTGTGTTTAGAGTTTGTCCTGAGTCGGTAGTTTGAGCATCAGTTAAATCAGTAAACAGAAACTTATTTGCGCCACGGGCAGAGTCAAACAAAGTGTGATGTGTGCCTGCTGTGCTTCTACTTTTCAGCCAAACAAGACCGCCTTTTGTAGACAAGTCAATGTTGTTTGTTACAGTCAAACTTGTGCCGTTGCCTGTGTAGAGGTAGGTGCTGAACACATCCTCAATGTACTGAGGAACAGCCGCTACACCACCACCAAAGGCATCATAAGAAGCTGCACCACTTGTTGCTTGTAATGGCATAGTGTTAAGCCTTAAACTGTGTGTTGCTTGCCAAGACTGTAAAGGTTGCGCTACCAGTCTTGATGATGAGATAGCGGTAACTATCAATGCCACTTGCATTACCCGCTGTAGGTGCACCACCTAACCACCTAGTAGTCACTCCAGAGGTTGTACCATCCACTTGAACAGCAGAGTTGTAATAAGCTGTAGAGCCTTGAGTCACCAAGAAAGCTACAGTCATTGATTGACCTGTACTCATCAAAGTATTCAATGATGTACCGCTAGAGGCTCTGAAGTTAACTGTCCAGTTAGCACTTGCGTTACTTGTGTAGTACAAGACTGACTGAGTTGTAATGTCATAGTTAATCGTACCTGTAGCTGCTGTAGCTGATACTGTAGCAACTTCTGCTGCATCGTTTAAGACAAGGGCTTGAGTAGATGATGTACCTGAGAAGGTCTTAGTGCCTGTGAAGGTCTGTGCTGTGTTAAGACTTGCGACATTGGTTAGAGTGTTGTCAGCAAATGTGATTGTCTTGTTTGTAAGAGTCTCAACACCTGCCAAAGTAGCAAATGAACCTGCTGTAAACGCAGCATTAGCCCATGTTGAACCAGTCCAAACAAACAGATTATTTGTAGATGTATTCCAGTATAAAGCACCTGTAAGCAACGCATTTCCATCATTGTCTACAGATGGTGCAGTTGACTTAGAACCCAAATAACGGTCATCAAAAGCGTCATAAGTGTTAGATGCACTCGTAGCACTAGCAGCAGCAGCCGTTGCGCTTGTAGAGGCCTCTCCTGCGCTTGTAGAGGCATTTGTAGCACTTGTGGCAGCGTTAGATGCTGAAGTAGCCGCAGCAGATGCACTTGTCGCAGCAGATGTTGCACTACCTAAGATGCCATCAACATAAGTCTTAGTGGCAGCGTCTTGGGCATTGGTAGGGTCACCCAAACCAGTAATCTTAGAAGTACCCATTGCAATAGCACCACTCATAGTGCCACCGCTTGTAGACAACTTACCACTCAAAGAAGTATCAACTTCAGTCTTTGTGTAAGCATCTGTGATACCAAAACCAGAGATAGTTGTTGGGTTAGTACCTGCTGTAATGCGTCCATAAGCATCAACAGTTACAGATTTATATGTGCTTGCTGTAACACCAGTTGTCGCCAAATCAATGTTGTCCGAATTGACAACAATACGGCTAGAAGATGCTGTGCCAACATCTAGTGTGTTACCAGTCTTTGTAAGACCTGCGCCAGCCGTAATCTGACCAGCACCAGAGAACTGAGCAAAAGTAATCGCTGTAGTACCCAAAGTACCACCTGCTGCAACAGTACAGATATAGCCGTTATTGCCGTTAGTTGTGCCACCCTCAACAAAGGTGTAAGCAGCAACCAACTCTGTCCAAGCATCAGCATCTGTTGTGCGAGTCCATGAACCTGCTGCACACAAGTAAATACCATTGTTGGCAGTCGTAGTCTGGTCTTTAACCAATACTCGATCACCTGCAATAACCGCAACACCATCAATAGTCTGTGTGCCAGACAAAGTGATATTGGTTGTCGTAGCAGCAACCACAGAGGCTTTTGCATCAATACCTTGAGCAATGGCATCTACATAAGACTTAGTAACAGCGTCAGCATCAGAAGTAGGTGTACCAAGACCTGTGATCTTGTTTGTACCCATAGCGATATTGCCTGACATAGTGCCACCAGACAAATTCAGCTTCAAAGCATCTGCTGTATCTACATAACCTTTGGTAGCTGCGTCAGAAGCATTAGTAGGTGTAGCCAATCCTGTGATTGTTCCTACTGTTCCAGAAGACATATCCAATGTGCCATCAATCGTGACATTATTGAATGTTGAAGTTCCTGTGGAAGCAGTTACGTTGCCTGTGACATTGCCTGTCAGGTTACCAGTCACATTGCCTGTTACAGCGCCTGTGTGAGTTCCTGTGGTGTTACCTGTGACATTACCTGTCAAACCACCAACAAAGCCTGTAGAGGCTGTTACTGTCGTTCCTGTAATAGCTTGTGGTGAAGAACCACCGATCACAGCACCATTGATAGTGCCACCAGTAATGGTTGCAGATGATGATGTGACATTACCACTAATACCGCCAGAAGCAGTAATTGCACCTGTCATGGTAGATGTGCCAGTCACATACAAGTTACCGCCAACAGTCACATTGTCACCAGCCGTACCTGCTTGGTAGTCTTTCAACTGAGCCATCAATTGACGAATGGCATTGTTCACCAAAGAAGGGGCCATCCCCTCGGCTAGGTTAATACTGTTAATGTCAGTATTGTTATTAGCGGTACTGCTGTATTCTGAAATCTTTGTCTTTGCCATGTGTTACTCCGTTAAACCAAATGCAGCACCATAGCCTAGTGCCAATGCTTTGCGTTGTAATTCTCTGCTTAAAGGCTCTACTGTCATTACAGATGCTTTCTTCATCAATGTAGACGCTAGTTTAGGGTCTAGCATTGCATTAACTAACAACTCACGAATAGCATCGTCTGTGCCGTTATACAACCAGTTCATAGGTGCTGCTATTTTCTGCAATGCAGGAGGAACATCACCAAACATTTGTTTACCAATAAGCCCACCAATCACATTAGCGGTACTCATGTTCTTAAATGTTTCAGAACCCATTGGTTTAGTAGCACGAGCCAACACACCACTATCCAAGTCTTCAGCAACACGCTTCAAAACAGCAAGTTGTGTTTTAGATAAATTTGTTTCTTTCTCTGCCGCACGAATAGCATTTAAAAACTTAGGTTGTGAGATTAGGTAATCATTGATGTTTGATGGGTCAGGAGTCGTTGATAGAACCTTACCCTTAAACTCTTGAGCAGCCTCAAGACGCTCAATGCCACGGCTAGAAGTAGCATACTTTTTCAAGTAATCCTTATATCCTTTAGCAGTATCCTCAAGAGTATCATCAATAGAACGAATTACTTGCTCAAGTTGTCCTTTTGCCAGACTATAAGCAGAGCCTTCTCTATCAAGACGTCCCATAGAAGCATCTCTAAGGTCTTTACGAACTTCATAAAGCCTTTGCGGTGTTGTTCCTCGTTGAATTTGTTGTTGCGCCCACTTCATAGTGTTTTCTACAGTAGAACGAGCACCGACATCAGAAGACAAGATGTCATCAATAGTTTTATTGACTGTATTAGAAACTTGCACTTGGAATGTCTCTGGGTCAATAGTAGAGTTAGCAAAAGCCCTCTCTCTTATTGGGTCAGCTACTTCATCACGCTTCTTGATAGCAGTTGCAAGCGCATCTTTGTCTTTTGCCATACGATTAAGAATAGCCATCTGCGCTTGGTTAGCTTCTAAAGCCTGAGTAGCAAAACGTCCACCAGTTGCATCTAAACCTTTAATGGCTGTTTCAGCGTTAATTAAACCAATGTCACGAGTCGCTTGTGCAGTTGTAGGCGTATAGCCACCAATCTTAGGAACATATGTAGCACCAGACTTAATTGCTTGTTCAGCATCAGATGCTAAGTTACGCAACACATTGCCTGTGATTACTTCACGACCTGCTTGTGTAAATGGACGCACAACTTCTTTTGCTGTACGAGCAACAACAGGCGCACCACCTACAGCACCACCTGCTGAGATAGAACCCATCAAAGCACCTAGAGTCTGACCAACAGGGCCAACATCGCTCTCACGAGCCGCACCAGATGCCAATGCACCTGCTGTAGCAGCAGCACCTTGAGTACCTAAACTCTTAGTAAAGAATTCTTGTGCTTGTGTTGGTAAGTTTTTAGCAATCGATGCAGGGCCAGCCACGCCAAAACCTGCACTCGTCACATCTTGAACGACACGCTCTTGTGAAGTTCTAGGTGTAGGCACACCAGCTTGAGTCATGAGGCTTTGTAATGCTTGGCTAGTAGGTTGCATGACTTGTCTGCCAGCAAGCAAGTTAATCAAGCCTGTAAGAGCATCAGCACCCATTGCAGGGATAGACAAAGCACCAGTAACTGCTGCTCGTCCTGTCAAACCTAATTGGCGACCAAAATCACTAGCACTACCAATTTGCATCTGTTCTGCACGAGGAGGCGTAGTAATGTCCTTAATGGCTTCTTCTCTTGTCATTCTCTTAGCGGGTTTAGGTGCTTCAGCACCACCACTAAGAATAGCCAAACCTGCATCAGAGACTTTTGACAAGTCACCTGACTGCAATGCCATCAAGTCATCATCTGACAGTTTGGTTAAGTCCATTATTGTTTCTTTCTACGAGCAATCTCAGCTTGGATATCAGCCATAGAAGGCATAGCAGGTGACTTATCAACTGGTGCTACCAATGCGTCTGCTAATGGGTTTAGCAACAAAGAGCCATTTCCGCCCATTTGCTGAGAGATAGAAGAATAAGGTGCTTTTTGAGCCTCAAGGTTACGAGCCTTTGCCTCAACCACTTTAGACGCTACAGCAAGCAATCCTGCTCGTTCTTCTGGCAACAATGATTGACCATTCAATGCTCGTTCAGCATAGGCTTTAATGGTTTGAGGAATAGAACGATTACCAAGAATCGTAGCCTTATCACCCTCTTGAACAGCACCAGATGGGTCATAAATCTTACCAATGGCATAAATCAATGCGCCATCAGCAGCTTTGTTTCCTGAGTTGCCTTCAATAACAGCAGACTTTGCAGCCTTAAATCTGTCAGCAACTTCCATTGCACCTGTGTCTTTAACAACACCACGCCAATCTTTAACAATGTCAGCCTGTGCTTTTGCTACCGCTGTTGGGTCTTTCAAATCTACCGCAACTTTAGGCGCACCTGCTGCACGTTTAGCCATTTCAAAGTCTTGGAATGATCCTTTATAACCTTGGTCTTTTGCAAAGTTATATTCAGCAATTGCACTAGGTACTGGCTCACGTTTAGGCGCACCAGTTGCAACAGCCATTGGCTTACCATCAGCACCAATTTCGTAACGAACTTGTCCTTCACCAAGCGTATAGCCTTCAGGACGCAATGCTTTTTCTACACCTGATGCAGTTTGTAGTGCAGCCATACCAGCAGGGCCAAGAGCCATCAATTCACGTTGAACGGCTTTAAGACCACCGCCACCCGCTTGTGGCTGGTTAGGGCCAGCAATCTCTTGACCAAACATATTAGTCAATGGCGTTTCAGCAAATGTCTCTGGACGATATGCTTTAGCCAAAATCTGTTGTGCTTGCAATTGCTGCTGTTTAGCAAGTTGTTCTTCTTGACGCTTCTTCAATAATTCTTGCAATTGAACATTCTGCAATTGACTTTGCATAGCTTCAGTCATTCCACCTTTGTAGGCTCGTTGACCAGCTTGTAAGCCTTCAGCAATAGATTGACCTGTATTCCCTCCTTGGAATAGTCTACCTGCTAGTGCGTACAAGGCTTGTGCTTGTGCATCGTCACGATTACGAGCAATGTCAGCAGGTGACATACCGAGCAGACCCATTGTGTCTGCACCGCTAGTACCGAAAATGTCTAATAGTCCAGCCATGATTAACCTCCACCACTCAGCCAGTTAGATGCGCTGTCCCACAAGTTTCCAATGCCTTCAGAGCCACCTAGATTCTTGTATAAACCACCACCAACAGCCGCCAAACCTAACAAGTTTTGCAGATTAGAAGTGTCTTGTGTGCCGCTAGATGTAGATTGACCAACTCGTCCTAATGGGTTTCCATAGACAAGCGACAGATAGTTCTGCAAGTTCTGTTGTGGTTGGTTTTGCAAGAAGTTGAATTTAGCAATGTCTGCTTGCTGTTGCTGACCTGTATAACCCTCACGAATCTGACCAGCTTGCAACATATTCTGAATGTCTTGGTAGTCAGCACTAGCCATAGTTGGGGCCATACCAATAGCTTGCTGTTGACGATTACGCTCGTCAGCATAGTTCTGGTAAGCCAACTGACCTGCTGTGTTAGCCAATTGCTGACCAAATGCACCAGTTGCTCGATCTTGCAATGAACCCATAGCACCAGAGCCATAGCGTCCTGCTAGGCTAGATTTAGATGCAATATCACCAATAGTTTGTTGAAATTGGCTTTCTGCAGCTTTTGCAGCAGGTTGGAAAGCACCTTGGAAGAATGGATTACCACTCAGGAAGTTGCCAGAAACTGTGTTCTGTAGCTGATTCTGAGCAGACTGGAGTAATGGGTTACCCAAGGAAGCACGAGCCTCCAGAGCCTGTAATCCAGTCTGTGTTGTAGTCGATGGACTTACATAAGTCTGACCACCATAGTACTGTGGGCCACCCGCCTGATACAACTGCTGTGCTTGTTGCAGACCATAGCCTAAGTATGGTTGTATTGTTGGGTCAATCTGAGATGTGGTAGTAGTCGCCATGTTTTACTCCTAGAGTTTCGGATTCCATAGCGGGTCATCCACGGAATCCATTTTAATCCAAATTTGTTAGAAATCAACCAATAATTGCATACTTGTAAGTTTTTCCAGCAGTTGAGTTAGCCAAATGGCTAATTGTTGCCGTTCCTTGATCTTGTGAACTTACATACATCTCAGGAAGCGGAGAAACCAAAGTAAATGTAATCACGCTTGATGGAATTGAAGGTCTTGTATATGGGCTGGTAGATGCTGTATATCTTTCAAGATAAACCTGAGTAGATGTTGTTGCAGTTACCAACTCAATATAGTCATTCGCAGCCACATCAATAAAGAAGTTAGCCACAGCAATTAAGTACCCATCAATACCACCATGACTGCTTACAACAGCATACTTACTGCCAGTTCCAGTTATGTCAGTCCCATTCTTTCTTAGCCAAACAGTAACCTCATGGATTTGCGTATCCATGTTAGCAAACTGTAAGCTAAATTGAATGTTATAAGTTCCTGCGTTAGTAATCGTTACCTTGTTAGATGCAAGACTAAATCCATAAGCAGAATCTACTGTATTGAACGCAACTACTGTAGGTGTATTAGCAGCACCAAATGTTTGGTCAGCATCATTCTGAAAAGCACCACGAGGAACAATAGACCTAGACGCTTCAAAAGTGCTAGGTGCAAATAAGATTACGCTGTCTGCACTTATTCTTCTATCTGTCAAAGTGGTAGTAGTTGCACCACCAGTCGCCAGAGTAACAGTTCCTGTGTTGTTGGTCTTGCCATTCATAATGCCATTGACAATCTCAGCGACACCACGTTGGTCAGCACCAAATACAGGAAGTGTTCTAAACATCAGCGAACTCCCTGACCAACAATGTCAATGTCAACAGCCACAGCAGCATCCCAATTAGAACCTGTTGGTTGCACACGAATCCTGTGGTAACGCCCACCAGAACGCAAAGAACAACGATTCTCAGAGTCAGCAGGTACAGCCGTACCAAAGTTAATTGATTGGCTTAATAAAGCACGAGAAGCGACAGAAACATCAGCAGAACCACCATCTACCTGTGGACGAGCCAAAGTCACAATAGACTGACCGCCAAGGTCAATGTCACCAGTTTGTAGATCAGCACTCAGGTTTGGCCCTGTATAGGTCATGATCTGGTTGCCAAAAGTACCACCAAGGAAGTACTTACCACCAACATACAAACGAGAATCAAGCGTAGTAGTCAAAGCATCAATAGAAGCGTTAATGCTGTCCAACTGTTCCAATGTCACGCTTGCACTAGATGCTTCTGCAATGTAATCAGTACCTGCATCACCATAAGTCCATCGCTTTGTGGAGAAGTTATAGATCAGAAGTTTACGATCACCACTTGTTGAGACATAGTTCCACAAAACCAGTTTGCGGATTGGGTCAACAGCAGCACTCATTGATGTGTAATCAGATTCAGAAGCATCATCTAAGAAGAACTTATCAACCTTTTCTGCACCGATTGGAATGACATTCTGTCCATCACACATATAGAAACCATCATCCGATAGGAAGAACGTAGTTCCTTGATACTGCGTAATAGAGCCAGCGACCATACATCCCTTGTTACGAGAGATATTGTCAAACTGGAAAATGAAAGGAGTACCAACATAGGTCATTCGGTGAATGGCTCTTTCCAAGAAGATCAAGCCAAACTCACCACCACGAATACCTACAATCTGTCCACCATCAGGAATATCTTGATAGTCAGCCTGACTTGTCGCAGATGTTGTCCAGTTAGTCTCATTGTTAATGTCTGACCATCTCACTCGATATTGCTCTTGTACAGACGATTCATAAGTGTTAGCGCAAACAACAAAATCACGCACAACAGTTACAAACTTAGCAATAGGCGCATCAGCAGACAGATTAGCAAATGTTGTAGAACTTCCAAGAGTCCATGACTGGAGTTTCTCAGCGTTATTAGCAAAGATCACTCGCTTGCCAAACTGTGTGAAACGAGGACGCTCACTAGCTGTATAACCAGTATTTACCTGAGTCAATGCACCGACACCATCACAGGTGTAGACCTTGGTAAAACCAGCAGTAAACAACTGAGTTGTGCTGTCTGGATTCTTTGCAGCGTACAAAGATAAAAGATTCTCAGTAGCACTTCCAGAGAAGGCTACCGCAGATGGGATAGGCCCGTACCCAATAGCTGAAGAAACAACATTCTTTGCTTCCATCAAAGCACCAGAGATACCTGACTGGTCAGGCATCCACTCACCAAATGCTATTCTTTGTGTAGGCATATTAGATATAGGTTGTTTGCATTGCCAATGGAACGCCTGAGAATTGACCCTTCTCATCAGAACGAGTCAACGAATTCATGGCACGATCAAACATAGTTCCCCATGTATTGATACGAGCATCATTCATCAGATAAGGCTCTGCTTCAACTAATGAAGCATACAAAAGCAAATCAGGACAAGTAGTCAAGAATGTGTTTGATGTGTTTGAGTCACTCAAGAATGGAGGCGCAGCAGAGTAGACCAAACTCAATGTGTAATTAGAATCAGGAATAGGTGCTAACTTCAAAGTGCTTGCCAAGACTGTGTAGTCCAATGGCTTACCAGCATCCATGCTTCTTGAGTTACGAGAGAACAATGATGGAGATTGGTAGTTCAATGGCATCACAGGATTGCCAGTAACTACAAAATCTTTTACTTCCAAGAAGTCAGAAGGGATACTGACTGTTGCTGTACCTGAAGTGCAGGTCAGCGTAGTTGTATTCAACATCTGGCGAATACGCAAGTCTCTACGCAAGCGAATCTCTGCCAAACGAATAAAGTCTGGAATCTGTGTGGTCAGGTCTGAACGAGCCAAATACCCTGCGATAGTTGTTTGTAGTTCAGCATAGGTAGTAAAACTCATACAACTCCTGTTCTAGTGCGCCATGCACGATTCATTGGGTCATTCAGAAAAGCAGCAAAACGCTTGTCATCCAAAACAGCATAACCACGCATGATGCCTTGTTTGTTAAGGTCATCAATCACAGTCAAAGGAATAGACGCAACCTTGTTGCCAAACAAATTGTCAGACCATCTTGCTCGTTCATCAAAGGAGTTATATTCCTTTTTATTCTGCTCAATAATGGCAGATACATCTTGACGAGTTTGGATAACAATTCCACCCTCACCATCGGCATGAACAGCAGTTTCTCTAATGTTTGTCATAGCGCAATTCTATCAGTTTGACTAGAAAAGAAAATGCCCCAGAGGGTTAGTCTGAGGCATTTTTTAGGTCACCTTAGATTAAGGTGTCAAGTCAGCCAAAATGCCGTGTGCAGCTTGGTTTTTAACTTCCAAGGTGTACTCAGCCAACAACTGTGTAGACTCATTGTCACCAGTCACAGCCAACTCGTTGGTCTGGAAGGGACGCAGGTAAGCTACAGCAGCCATGTCAGGGTCAACGATGAACGCTGTGTCATCGCAGCTATTGGTAGAAGTCATAAAGCGGTTGGGAACAACAGAAATTGTACCGAAATCGCTCATATAAACATCGGCCGCGGCCACGATTGTTGTAGGTGTGTTAGATGGGGCCATGAAACGCTGAGCAGCGATACCAGCAAAAGCTGACACCAATTGCTTGTGTGCAGGGTTGACCATCAACACTTTGGGATTGCCACCAGAAGCGTAAACTTCTTTAACAACAGTCTTCAAAATGTCTTCTGTGAAAGTGCGGTTTGTGCCGTTGGTACGAGCAGTAGTACCCAAGTCACCAGCAACACCAGAAGTACCACCATCATAGTTGCTGTTCAACCATGCTTGCAGACCACCCAATTTACGAGCAGTAGAAGAATCACCATTGGAGGCAACTTGGTTGCTCAACAAAGATGTTTCCATGTCACGCTTGATTTCAGCAGAGGCTTTAGCCAACTGATAAGCCTTTTCAGACTTACGACCAGCTTTGTCAACTGACTGCAAAGTGCCAGAAATCTTAATAGTTTTCTGTGCAATCTGAGTGCGGTTACCAACACGAGTTGTTGGAGACATAGTAGCGTCAGATGCTGTTGCACCCTCAACTGCGTAGTTAGACAAAGAAGCAGCAGCCAAGCTGTCAGTCTGCCACTCGTGGTACACAGCAGTAGCCTTTGTCTTGCCAATGGAAGACATGAAAGGTGTGTCTGTGGGGCTGATGTTATAGATTACATCGGAAAGGTCTTCACGCTGACCAATAGCGGTATAGGTTTGATATGTAGCCATTTTAAAACTCCAAATTTAAAAGAATCGTTCAAATGCTTTGGCAGCGTCTGTGACTTTACCAGTCTCACGCAACCTTTGCATTACCTGTTTATCTTGTGAATTCCTTGCAGGAGGCGCAGAAGTCCCAGAACGCATCATCTTAGGGGCAGCTTGAAGTTTCTTGGTTACTTCAGGCTTACTCTTTTGAAGTTGCTCATACTTCATTGCTTTATACAAAGAAACCACAGCACGACTGTCATATACGGAACTGAGTTCTTGGTCAGTCCAACCTACAGATTTCGCATAGTCTCGGATTTGTTTCCGAACCGCATCACCCTGTGGTGTCGCCAACTCAGGAATCAGACTAACTAGCTTCTCAGATTCTTGACGTAAGTGGTTTTGCAAAGAGGCTTGTTGCTCGGCTTGTTGCTGTTGTGCAATGCGTTGCTGTTCTTGCCTTACTACTGCTAACTGCTTCTCACGCTGACTCTGTTCAGCTACCGCTACCGCATAACCGATAGGGTCTGTTTCCTTTAGAACATCTAAGTCCACACCCCGATTTTGCTGCGTAAGGAAGCTATCCAACGCTTGCAACTTCTGGGCATATGCCTGTCGCTCTTGTTTTACCTGCTCAAGATGATTACGCTCGGCTTCAATAGCCTTACGTTGTTCAGCAAGAGCCTGAGACTTTTTAGTGTAATCCGTACCTTGTTGATAACCCTTGATAAGTTCATCGAGTTCTACCTCAACTTCCTCACCAGCAGCTTTGACTTTATATCTAGGCTTGGGCTGTTCAATTTCTTCAGATTCCTCTGAATACTCTTGCTCACCTTCATCAGATGCTTGCAGTTCTTCTGTTTGTTCCTCAGATTGGCCTTGTTCGGCTTCGTCAGAATCACCCATCAGACCCTCAAACGCTGAAGCGGCTTGGTTTACATTTAGGCTTTCACTCCCTTGTGGGTTGGTGTTTTCCATGTGTCATCTCAAAAATCGCCAGAAACCTTCTGGGCGGAGGGTAAGGTTTCCCTTACAGAATTTTCCACTTCTTCTCTCTAATCACAGTTTCCGAGGCTAAGCCTTCTAGGTGTCCTGTAATCAGTTCCAATGTCTTGATGTGCCTATAAGCGTCTTCACGCCTATCAGATTCTTCCGCACTTGTGTTAATTATTACACTAATCTGTTCATTTTTCAAATTATTTAATACTTCTTTGAAAAAGTCATCATTTAGTAGGTTTTTAGCCCATTGTGCTACGACTTGCTTGTCCATATTGGTTTTGTATTCCAGAAATAATATCGTTGATAGACAAACTGCTTGCAGATGGCATACCCTGCTTGCTACCCAAAATGCCCATCAAATCATTGTAACTAAGGTTTGATGGTTGGCTATATTGGACAGGCTCTGGAACTTTGCCGTAATTGGGGTCAAGTAACTTTTCCCATTGAGTGCCAATCAGCAAATTACGATCGCCAAAGTTAATTGGTGTCAAAGGTGTAAATGGTGCTACTCCAGTTTTAGGAGGAGTTGCCCAACTTTCAGGAATAGGAATAATTGGATATTGAGTAGCCCCTGACGATGAGCCACCATTCACAGCAGCGTTAATACCTGCAACAGTTGCACCTGCACTAATCAACTTAACAACATCTGATGCTGTCAATGATGTGTCTTTTTTAGTATCAGTAGTAGTTGTAGTAGTTGGCGTAACAACAGGAGGAATTACGCTTGGAGTAGTTACTGTTGGTGTCGTGACTACTGGAATATCTGTCTTGTTTGGTCTTTCAGCCGTTACCTCTACTGTAGGAGGAGGAGTTGTGCCACCAGACAAAGTAGATGTAATAGCACCAATAGTATCAGGAGAAACTTGCTGTGGTCTTGTTGAAGTTACTGTTAATGCAGGAACTTGTGACAAAACATTAGTCAAAGCATCAGCAGTAATTGGAGTTTTAGCAGCCTGAACTACTAAATTATCTGTTGCGCTTGGCAATGCGTTAACAACAGATGCAATATCAGCAGCACTAGCGTTTTCTAAAAACTGTGTGATTTGTGCGTTATTTAGACCAGCTTTTTGCATTTCACCAATAAGCTGAGTTTCAAGCGCATCGTTAAACTGTGCTGAAGTCATGTTAGACGCATCGATTGGGCCATTCTGCAAATAGCCACTTACAGCACCTCCTGCGCCACCAAGCAAAGCACCTTTAAGGATATTGCTATCAGTCAATGCTGCTGTTGTTCCACCCAACAAAGCACCACCCAATGCACTAGCAGCAACTGGACTAGCACCTGCACCAAGGATTGCTGTTCCTACTTGCGTAGGAAGACCTAGCAAACCTGCGCCAACAGAAAGTGCAGCAACAATGTTTCCTTTGTCGCTAGTGGTCTTACCCCATGTAGAAGTGACTACTTCCCCTGTTGTTGGGTCACGCTTAATCTCATAGATTGTTCCACCTTCACCAGTATAAGTAGAGCCAAACCTTTGGTTTTGATCTCCTGCTTGAACTTGGTTTAAATCTGTTACACCTGTGTCAATCAAGTGACGAGCCATATCCAGAACAACTTGTTCTGCTGCTGTTGGCTTATATCCAAGAGCATTTGTCGCTTCATCATAAGCAAAACCAATGTTTGCATTAGTTGTACTGTAAACACCGCCAGCAAGATTGTTCTTATCTAGTGTTGGGGCAATTTGTTGCGCCAATGATACCAATGTATCTTTGTCGTATTCTTTGCCTCTGTAATCAGTAATTGTGTTTGTTGGAGGAGTAACAACTTCATCAAATATTATGTAGTCTTCAAAAAGAGCATTAGGTTTTGCATAATTTACAGCCATGATTAGCCCTTAATCTCTACGTTAGATGTAATGCCAGCACCAATTTTCATTGCTTTCAATTGGGCTTCTGCTTCAAACTCTTGTTGCTTCATTGCAAAGTAAGCCTGTTGTTTCTCACGCTCTAATTGCAACTTAGCCAATTCTTTCTCACGCATCATTTGCATCTCAGCAGCAGCTTTCTGTTGAGCCATCTGCATATCAATCTGCATCTGCTGTTGCTTCAACTGAATGTCAGCTTGTGCCTTGGCTTGATTTGATTGAATCTCAGCTTGAGTACGAGCCATAATTGCTTGCACTTCTGGAGGCATTTGTTGCTCTTGAGGAGGAGGATTCGAGAGCATCTGGTCTTGCTCTGGCGTAATTGGCTTGTAGAACTCAGAAGAATCCTTAAAGCCAGCAATCTCCACCATGCGTCCCAAAGTAGAACGATACTGGGCAGGGGAGACGTAAGGATTGGCAGGGCCGTACTGAGCAATCAACTGCTCTTGCTTTGCCAGAACCATCGACAACATAGCCATCTGCTCTTGTCGGTTACCAGCACCCAAACCAACATTGATAGACACATCATATTGGTTAGCCCATGTGCGAGGGTCAAACTCTACGAATTCGCCACGCATACGCACCATACGAGCCTTGTCTTGGTACTTGCACAGCAAATGCAAGATGCCTTGGAACAAAGACTTAACGCCTGTTTCAGCAAAGATACGAGCCATCAGTTCGATCTTACCTGCGCCAGCTTGTTGCATAGAAGCTACAGCAGCAGCAGTCACGTTCTGCAAGATAGATGGGTCTAAGCCCTGAGAAGCATCAGATACGCCTGTACGCTTAGATTGGACTGTATCCAAGTACTGAAGCATTGGGAAAGCAGCTTGAGCCACATTTTGCACAACCAACTGTTGCACAGCACCCTGTGACTTGGCACGAATAACACCACCTGCTGTAGATGTGAGCAAGTCATCAAGGTTTACTTGACCTTCAACAGCAACCACTCGTGCATTGTTTGTCAGATATAAGTTATCCAACATCTGACGAGTGATAGTAGTCTTAATCAATTGCAGATCAGTAGTTCTGTCAGCAAGTGAGTTACCAAAGAACTTGTGTGGAATTGGGATTGGGCAGATTGAGTGGAAAGGAACATAGTCCACTTCCTCAATCATTTCCTTGCCTTTTTCGTCTTGCAGAATCTCGTTTGAAGCGTAGAAAACCTGAGTCAGAGTAGCAACACCTTTGCCATTCATATCAGTTTTGACATAACACTCAAACACTTCAATCTCTTGCATTGAAGGGTCATCAGTCTGGACTTGGTAAGGCTGCTCACCTGCTGAATAACGAGCAACACGCTCTGGTGTGTAGGCTAGAGCATCATCCATCTGCAAGGACTCAACTTGCTTCTTGTTGAAACCCATAGCAATCAGATCACTACGAGTCAACATCTGACGATGTGCTACGAATGGGCTATCAGCAATAGTACGCCCCTTCTTGCTAATCAAGAACTCCTCTGGAGGAACATTCTCAATTGTGACTTTGCCTGATTTCTTACGCTTTTGGACTACGACATTGTGCGTAGAACCCATGACAGGCATACCCATAGGGTCTACTACTGGCTGTCCCATTGGGTCAAAGATTGGGAATTCTGTCGTATCTTGCTCGACAATTTCCATCGTCTCATCACTCATCAGCATAGCCAATTCGTCATCAGACAGATCAAAGTAACGCTCTTTTGTTAGGTCTTCTTTGTCTTCCCAATAAGCCTTAACAATGCCGTTCTTTTGCATCAAAGCATCTTTGAACCAGTCATGCAAAATAGATACACCTGCATTGTCCTTGGTGAAGACCCAATTGCAGTAGTCTGTGGCTTGCTTTGCGGAGGCTTCGTCTTGTGGCCCTTGTGGCTCAAACACCACGATATTGTCTGAGCCTGTGAAGATACGAACTAAGCTAGGAAGTGCGCCATCAATGGCTTCTGCTACTTCTCCAGTAACGATCTGAGATTTACCCTCAACCTCATTGCCATATGGCTGTCTGAGATACGCCTCCAGAGCCTGTTTGCGCTGGTCAACAGTCTCAGTTTCAATGTAGCCAATAGCATCATCAATCTCTGCTTGGAGGATTGACTTCAGTTCGTTCTGTTGCATTTTTGTCCTTTGGAGGGCGTCCCATTCGGGGTTTGTCCAATTTTAACTCTTTTATCATATTTTCCAACAGTTCGACACGCTTTTCAAGTTCTTTTACTTTTGGGGCTAGATTTACCCCTTGTGGCATTAAATACATCAGACAATCCATTTCGGTGTTTGGTTAATCGGATTACCCCAAGATGAGCCACCCTCATCCAGAGAAACTGCAACATATCTCCAAGCATCTGCTGCATGGCTATGTTGGTCATGTAGTGGTTTTTCAGAGAACATTTTTGTGTTTTCGTCTACATCGTAACGATAATGCCTTAAATGCTGAAGACCATCAGCGCAGTTTGTAGCATGGAAAAACGCTCTATCTAGCAACAAACGAGCAGCGTTAATACCACTTTTTACTGAGAGCATTGGGATATTTCTAATTGGTTTACCCATGCCAACAAGGATTTCATTGATTGATTTACCAGTCAAGTCTTTGTGTTTAGAGTCGTGTGGAATCCACCAGTCTTTGTAAATATAGCCTTTATCTTGTAAGACTTGAGCATAGTGGTGTACTGTTTTTTGTCTGTTTTGATAGAAATCAATAACTCTTATCTCACCACCAGCAACAACCTGAACAAACCAGATTGAAGTCATATCTGCCCATCCCAAATCCCAAAATGTCTGAACAGGAATAGACTTATCCACAATAATGTCACGAATTCTGTTTTCTTCTTGAAGTCTTCGTAGTTCATCGCCATACACAGCACCATCAAGCATCTGCCTTGTATGACCTTCCCAAACATTCAAATAAGAATCCATGTTCTTATTCTTTAAGTTATCAAGTTCCTCTTTTAGAACTTCAGGAAACCAAGGGTTATCAGACCAGTTAACTTTAATGACTTTTGCGCTTGGAGGAGGAGAAACCACAAACCTTTTGTAAGTTTCATCAGTATCCAAGTCAGGGTTAAAAGTTACCCATATCTCTGAATCAGGCTTACGAATAGTAGGAATCAGAACCTCCCACGATGCCTTTGATACTGCTTGACCTTCCTCAATCCAACAAATATCAACACCTTCAAATGACTTGATTGAAGTGACATTGTGTTTTAGACCAGCAAACGAGAACTCAGAGCCATTAGCCCCATAGATAGCTGTTCTCTGAACATCAAAGAATGAGTCTAAGCCCATCGTTTTGATCTGGTCATGTAGCAAGGCGATTACTGAGTCTGAGATTGAGTTTTGTAACTCACGAGCACAAAGCACCCTAATTGGCTTTTGCACAGACATAGCAATCAAAGCACGAGCAACACCCCATGACTTACCAGACCCCCTACCTCCATAGAGAATCTTGTATCGTGAAGGTTCAAACAGGAATCCTAACTTTTCAGGAAAGTCTAGGTCAATCTGCATTAGGACGCTTGAGATTGATGTTGATACCTGAGATTTGCATCGGCCCACCATTCGCACCAGTCATCTCAGTTCTAGCCAACTTAGGAGTTGCATACTCAGCCAACTTAGAAATCATGTCTAAGGCTTTGTAAGGGTCAGGGCGAATGTCTCGCTCTGGGTCACCCTCTGCAACTAATTCTAGCCACTTAGAGACGTTTTGAGAGTTATCCTCTAGTAGACATCTAACTGTCTCTCTAAACTCGTTGGTGACCCGATTAACCGCACCCTTGGGTCTTCCTCGACCTCTGTTGGTTAAGTTCTCAGATTTTCCTGCCTCTAATTTATTCATTTTTGTTTGACTCCTCTAGGGTTGGTCAAGGTTAAGTTAGTAATTACTGACCTAGCAGACTTGGCATTAGTTCATAAATCTTTTTACGCTGTTCTTCATCTGCTAGTAGTCCTAATGGTAACACACCAGCAAGAATGTCTGCTTCATTTCTACGTTTTGGGTCAAAGGCAGCGAATCGGCTTCTTACTTGGCTAGGCTCTAACAAGACATAACCAGTCTGGTCTGCAAACTCTGTGTAAGGAGAACCTTGCTTAGCCTTAATCATCAATGAGTCAAAGTCTTGCTCTTTAAGCATTTGACGATATGGCTCAACATCGCTGACCCTTGGGACTACTCCAGCACCTAATGGCTCACCACTAGACAAGTTACTAGCAGTTCTAGCCATTTGTTCAAATGATGTTGTTTTTGGGTTTTCCATACGCAACAGCAGAGGATAGATAGCACCTTGACTGCCAGAGTACATTCCTGCACCTAACTCATCTGGTCTATCAGAAGCCCAAACACCTACTTGGTCTAATGATGGTTTGCGTCCTACAATTTCAGTAGAAGCCAAACGATTAAAGGCTTGAATGTCGCCTAGTTTACGTCCATCATCAGCTTCCCAGACTGTTGTCCCATGATATGCAGGAACATCGTAGCCCATAGCAGCAGCACGCATCTCTGGTGTATTGTCTTTAGGAAGTCCTAGACCTCCTTCTTCAATAGGTAGAGCCGCGTTTCTTTGGGCTGTATCTAGTGCTTCTTGTTGTGGCGCAATTGCCTTTTTCTGAGGTTGATAACCAAACTCATGGATTGAGTCTGCATTTGTCCACAACTCTTTAGCTTTAACTTTTTGGCTAATGATTTTGTAATCACCTTGCAAAACAGATTCACCATGCGTTTTAGCATAGTCTTTGCTTAGAGTTACCCAATCACCAGCATTGATAGTTTTAATGTTTTCGTCTTTTGGTACTGCACGATACATCGTAACTTCTGCATCTGGATTACCACGAACTCGTTTAGCCAAATCAAATGCTTCTTTATCAGCTTTTGGATAGCCAGTCCCATAGAATTGAGTAGCCTTTGCTGAATAAACGTCAGCAGGGTACATCTGACCACCACCAGTCAAATCATGCAATGGTGCGCCAAATTCTGGGCTTGGTGCTTTATGACTACCACGATAAGACAATAAGTCATCACCAACATTTTTAATGCTTGCGCCTACTGGTAAACCTTTTGTAGCCTTTGCCAAACCTGCGGAAGCAGGAAGCAGGGTCATAGCAGCCTCTACCGCTTCAGCACGAGGCTTAGTAGTCATGCCACTACCAGTAGTCAATGGCTCGCCATAAGCCATTCTTTCCATTGTCTGTTGGACAGCAGGAACTCCCAAGAGATTCATCAGCATCTCTACTGGAGGATTCTCATAACCGAAAGGCTTTGCCCCAAACTGTTGGACTTTCTTTAGTCGGTCAGCAAGTAAACCCATTACTGGGTTGACCATTGGAGTAGCCCTTAGTTCAGCCATTATTTCATCCTGCCCATCTTTTTAGCAGTCTTAGCTGCTTGCTTAAACGCACTCGCAGTTGGCGCACCTTTCGAGCCAACCTTACGCATACGCTCTGGAGTCTTTCCAGCAGCCTTTTGCGCTTCAATGCGTTTTTGTTTCGCATGAATGTTAGCGTAGAGTCCGTTCATTTTTTAGGCTTCTTTGCTTTGTTCTTTGCAGTACGCTCACCCCTGACTGGCATGGGTTTCTTTTTCTGCATGAGTTTTTGCATCATCTCTAATGCTTGTTGATTAGTCGTTCCCATTTTCTTCCTCCATTTCATCGGTAATTGGCCCACCACTTACCCAAGCCTCACAAGTACGCTTAGACGCACACTTGAAGTCCCAAATCTCGCAGTAACCCAAATCACCAGCGTCTAGCACTTCCCATGCGTCCATTTCGCCTTCTTCCAGACCCTTCTCAATGCAATCTAGCATCTTAGAAGTCTGAATGAAAGCAGCGCAGTTACCGCAAGTGGATTTCTTAGCTTGTGCAGGGGAAATGCGCCAAATCTTAGAGATTTCACGCCAGTAGTCCATGCTTGGCTCGTTGGGATTCATTGGGCCATAGTTAGACTTATCAATAGCCTTCTGGCGGTTTTTCAGATTTACTTCTGTGTCACCAGTAGCAACAGGGCATGATTCGCCCTCATCCTCTTGGCTTTTAATCTCAATTTCAATCTGTACGGCAGGTGCTAATAAGCCAGTCATGGCAATCCTCATGGAGTTTGTACTATTTTCGCACAAAAAAAGAGGGAACTCAATCCCTCGGAAAACCAAATGGCAACTTGGTGTCAACACTCTACTCTATCCAATAAGTTTTGCAAGTGTTTCGTTTAATACCGACATTTCATCCTGTTTATAGACTGACCAAATCCTAGCCTGACCATGAATTCCATTGAAGCTACCCTGATGGCAGTCCTTACAAAGCGGAATACACAGGTACTGATGGTGCTGTTTGATATGGTGAGCATCGCTTGGCCCTGCCTGACCACATACCCCACAAGGAAGTTCTTTTATCCTTGCTAAGTGCAGTCTCTCACGCTTTGTTGGGTTGTTATTCAATCTCTACCACCTTATCGCCATGTGACCGAATGTAGTCTTTTGTTTTCTGAATGTATTTCTCAAACTCACTTCTTGGGATACTGGACTGCTGTAAGTCTGCATATTCAATCAAATCTCTGATGGCTTGGATACCCTCACCACTTAAACCCATCTTTTTGGTTTCCTGATAGCGAATAGCAGCTTGATGAAGGGCATCTTGTGCTTTTTTACATACTGGCAATACTTCACCCCCTATCCCGCCTCGTCCCATGCACTCTGCTAGATTAAGCACATCTACTAGAGTACGCCAGTCATGGATAGTTCCATTGCCCTTGGTAATCGCCTCAAGTGCTGAGTACTCCATCATTCGGATTTTGTCCAACTTCTCCCTGTGGGTTATCGATGCACCCACGATTGCATGAGTTATTGGGTCTATCAGATTCCACATCTTGCGCTTCGTTCTTTTTCTCATTGTCTCTGCCAAATATGGCATCCCATCTGTTTGCGTATTCTTGATTACTTACATTGAATGGTCTTGGTGAACTACCTTTACTCATGCTTCCCTCACATAAATAGCAAAACTTGCACTTGTGTCACCAAAGGGTAGTTGCTCTATCTTTTTGGCAATACGCTCACGCTCTTGTTGAGCAACTAGAGTAGCAAAATCAATCATGCCATCTCTAAGACCTTCTTGTTTAATGAATCCCCAACTGAAACCAGCTTTTTTTGCTAGTTCTCTAATTTCGTCATCAGTCATACAAAATTCTCACAAGAAAGACAACTAACGCCCACAAAGACGCTAGTGCTACAAGTATTAGTTTCCAAACCTTATTCATGCTCGTAAGCAATGATCTTGGAATGGTCTGCTTCTGCAATCAGATGGCTAGACAGCTTCATAGTGCCATCCATCTCGATTTGCTTGAACTGCTCATCAGATAACAAGGCAAACACATCTGTACCTTGAAAGTGGATTGACTTGAGATTCTCAGCATAAGTGCCTTCCTCGTCCATGTCGTACTCCAAGACGCATTGCACAGTCTCGCCACCAGCACCAGTAGTTGTTTCAAATTCGAATTCCATGATTTTTTCCTTAAAAGTGGGGAACTAAGTCCCCTGTTGATTTAATTTGCGACTCGTAAAACACCTGTGCAACCAGTTCCTTTTAAGAACTTAATCATGTCAGCAAGTAACTCTTGCTTTGAATCTGCATAAAACTCAACAGGTGTATTCTTGATTTCTGGAATGTTGGTGTTAATGTTTATTCCATCAATCTCACCAATGAAGCAACGATTGTCTTGGTAAACATACGCTTTGAAAACTTGTGTCATTTTGCTTAATCCTTAAAAGTACCCTCACGAATTGTTTGGGCTGACTGAAGTATAGCAAAGAATGAAACAAAATGTTTACCGCATAACAAATATATCTAAGTATTTACCCTACTCTGTTGTTTTTACGCCAAGTCGTTCACTTGCTTGCTCACTTCGCCAAATGTCAGCTTTCATTTGAGCAGCAGTTAGCATCCACTTTAAGGTTTCTTCCTTCTCAATTGCCACCATAAGCCCTCTAAGCAAATCAGCATACTCAATGTGGGCATAGGCTTCACGCTCTTGGGCTACACCAGAATCTATCCCTCTAGCCATAGCATCTTTCATTAGCAATGCCTTCTTAGTCTTACGAAACTCCTCAAGGTAGATACGCTGTGCTTTGGCTTCTGCGTACTTAGGTGCGTTATCAATGATGAACTCAATTGCTTTGTAAGGGGCTTTCATTCCAAACACTCCTTCACGCAGATATCTACTCCTGCTTGACTTGAATAAACCTTGGTTACATGGATGTTGACGATCTGAGAATCATCTTTGTAAACCACACCATTCATGCCATCTTCTATGCTTTTCAAGATATTGGATGCATCAGGCTTCTTAATTGGCTTCTCTGAGCCATTTTGGATAGCCTCCAAGCGTTTTTTAGTGCATGACTTAGAGATAGGTACTCTGATGTACAGATAAAGCGATACAGGCGTTTCTAATGGCTCGGAACTTCCCATTGCTTGTTTGGCAGATTCCTTGATAAGCGTTTCATAGCTTCTTGTTTTCTCAGGGGTGTAGGCTTGGACAAAGTTGCCACGCTTGGCATACCTTGCTCTTTGTTTGCCAACAGGGTTACCTTCAACATTAAATGTGACCATAAAAGTCATTCGAGTATTCCTTCTCTCATTTGTGCCATGTACGCACGAATTCTGTCTCTTGAGCCAGAGCCGTAGATTCTTTCTGCTCTTTCAAGTCTGGCACGAATCAAATCACGATTCTTTGTTTGTTCCCAGTTGTGGAATAACTCTCGGGCTTCTGCTTGCTCAAGAGTTACTCTGTCACTAGGGTTTTCAATCGTCTTGCGTGAGTAAGTCACCAGTCAATTCCAATGCTTTGTTTATCAGGTGTAGTGGGTAAGATACGCCTTCACGCACCTTGTCCAGTAGTTTCATAGCTTGGTAGTAGTTCAAAACATGGCCTCTTGAATTTGTTTTGGTTGCTCATGTGCAAACAATTGAGGCTGAGATACTGCTTGCTCTATACGCTTGCAAGCAATATCAAAGTATTTTTGTTCACGCTCAATACCAATGAATTTTCTTCCCATTTGTATAGCAGCTACACCAGTAGTTCCGCTACCCATGAATGGGTCAAGAATTGTCCCAGAAGTCCATTCTACAAACTTGCACATCAATCCAATTGGCTTTTCAGTTGGATGAAATTCATTGTTTGTTCTTGGATATTCAATTACATCAGTTGGTCTTTGTTTTGGGAAAAAGTGATCTTTCATTGCATAAAAAAACGCAACTTCAGTTTGTCTTGCGTGTTCGTGTTGCAAGTCACCCATTGACCAATTATTTTTGACCCATGTAATCAAACTCTTTGGTTTTGGATAGTCGTAAAGGTTGTCCCATCTACCAAAAGCATAAATTGAATGATTTGTATTTTGCAAACACCAATTGATAACTTGAATAGCAACTTCAGCAGAATCATCGTTAGCAATCTTCAAATGTTTTTCATTTCTAAAGTTAGATTGAAAATTCATTCCATAAGGAGGGTCAGTAATGACAGCATCAACTTTGTCAATCAATGGTAAAACCTCTAAACAGTCACCAAGATAAAGCGTTGCGTTTCCAATTTCTACTTTCATGCTTTCCTCACAACTTCTGCAAAGTATTTGCGAATATGGTCTGGCATTGGCGCAGCCTTCTTTTCGTCAGCTTTAATCTTTTCCAATGCAGGGTCAGGCTCATTCTTTGATGGAACTGTGAGCCTCACAATGTCGGCAGGGTTTCCCTTAATCTCAAAAACATCTTGCCAACTAGAGGTGATTGATTTTTCTAAAACTTGTTTAATGTCCTGACCATTTGCTTTAAACCGAACTAACTTGTCAACAATCAACTTCTTGGCGTAGTCGGTTGGCGGTTTACCAATACGCTTTCGCATTTGCACAAAAGCATCCCAAGTTTCTTTTTCAATCCAATCCGGCAAAACAAAAGCAACGCTAGTTGCATCCTCTTTGTTTTCTTTAATACTCTTCTCTTCTCTTCTCTTCTCTGGTAACGCTTTTGTCACGCTTGATGCGTTACTATTTGCGTTACTTTCATCGTTGCTTCTGCGTTTTTCTTGTCTATTTTTACCTAAAGCCCTCTTTTTAGCTGTTTCACCATTGTGATACTCAAAGTTAGGCAGGGTAAGTAAGTGTCCTTTTTGGTCAAGCCACCCAACAAAAGTCATTTGTTCAGCAAACCCTGTAACGCCAGCCAAACGATCTAGTAACGCAAAAGTAACGCTTGATGCGTTACCATCAATAGTGTGAGTGTCAAACCATGACCAAATGCGAATTAGTTTTCCAACTACTGCATCAGGGTCTAAATTCATCCTTGCAGCTATTGCAAGAACTTCTGGTTTGTCTGGAGTGTCTTTTTGAAGTTTTATCCAATCGCCAGCCATGTTAAGCCACCCAATCTCGAGCACCAACAACTTGAACAACTAAATAGCGTTCAGTATTGTTTTCTCTTGCTAATCGGTCAGCTTCTTTTAAAGCGCTGAGAAAGGAATCATGTATGCAAGTAAATCGCATACTTTTAATATTTCGGCTTTGACGCATTACTGCGTACATACCATGAATATTTTTCAATGGGGTTTCGCCAATCACCACTTTTGGGTGTGGTTTTTTTAGACTAAGAGTAGCCATGTTTAACCTTACTTCTTTGGTTGACTTCACAAGACACGCTGGTGGCAGGATGGTGAAGAATCATCTTTTCGGGAGCTACCCTAGCCGCGTGCAATTAGTATATCAAATAAATTGATTGTTGGTTATTTCTTTTTTAGCAGGTTTACCAAGCAGTCGAGTAGCTTGTGCCTTCATCTGGGCATATTCAGCCTTGGTAAAGATGCCATAGGTCTTGATGCCACAGATGATTTTTACATTGCTGTCTTGCGTTTCTACTTCATTGTTAACCAAGGCGTACTGAGCAACCCAATAGCGCCCTGATTTAATCTTAGAGATTGTCAATTCTTTCTTGTCACGCAACTTCTTAGCTGTGGACAAGACTGTGGCTTGTGGCATACCAGTCAGGTTGGATACTTCGTGAGATGTGAGTGCGCCATTCTGGAGTGCTTTAATTATTTGTGCTTGAGTCATTCTGTTACTTCTTCTGTTCTAAGTGGAATTGCTGGGCCTCTACGAGTGTTGCAACTCTTGCAGGTAGGCTCAACTTCTAGTGGTTTGTTGTAATCTCTGTGTTCATAGCATTGGGCTGGCTTTCCACAATCTACACAGTTAAATTTTGAAAAGTGTGGAAGGATACCATTTCTAACTGCTTTGTTAACGGCAGCAGCAGCTTGTGCTTGTCCATTCTTTTTAGGTCTTATATCGCAACACTCCCAGCAAAACTTTGCGCTATTTTCTCTACCAAGAATTTCTTTGTTGCAATCAGCACACAACTTGCTCATTTCTTAATCCTTTTGTTTAAGAAAAGTTTTGGGTTAGCCAACTTGATAGACGCAGGGATTCCTCTAGTCAACCAGTTGTGAACTCGTTGTTTTGAGATTTGTAGCTTCTTAGAAACATAAGAAGTGCCACCAAGTGCTTGTATCAGTTCTTGGTCAAATTTGATTTGGTCTTGTTTTGTCATGGTTGTATCATAACAACAGAATTGATAAAAGTAAACTATTTGTGAAAATATTTTAAACAAAGTGTTTTTCTTTGCTATACTTCATCCAACCCAAGCAATTCGCAAGGGCCATAAAGGAGAACCAAATTGAAAAGTAAGATTATTCAAACGCTAGTTGAGTGGACATTGGCAGTCATCATCTTTGGTGGTTGGGGTGTGTTATTGGCTTGGAGGGCATAACCATGGCATTTTTACTACCATTCACAACGCGCCAAGTCTGTAAAGCAATGGCTGACAGCATGGTCAAATACGATAACGCACAAGATAAAGATGACTTCTGCAATCCAGATGTTCCTCTTGTTGTCAAACTTAAAAACAAAAAATATGGTGTTCTTAGTTATGGTGGCGACCCTGATGAAGAAGGTTTAGTGCTTGAACTTGTGGAGTTGAAATGAACACTCAAGAACTAAGACGCAAGGCTCGTCAGCTTTACAACAACGAGCAAGTCCCTACTAAAGTCAACCAGTACAACCAACGTAAATGGGTCAGGTCTGTTCTTAAACTTGGTGACAAGTGGTTAGTAGCCAAGCAGATAGGACGCATCCAATGATTACCAGAGAAGACGCAATCAAAGACTTATCACACACGTTGTATTGCTGCTACTGCTGTGAGCCTAAGACATACGGCTCATGCTGTGGAGAGAACCACTTTGTAGAGTTTGCAGACCTCTATGAAGAAGATAAAGAAGCAATGATTGAAGATTATTTAAAGGAAGAATGAAATGGTACACAAGAAGTTAATGCAAGCAAGAATCGCCCTGCAAAACGCACCTCTGAAGAAGTCTGGTCACAATAAGTTTGCTGGTTACAGCTACTTTGAACTTGGTGACTTCATCCCCACGATTAACCAAATCTTTGCTGATGTAGGTCTGTGTGGCGTAGTGTCATACGATGCTGAGATAGCAAGCCTTACAATCACAGACGTAGATGATGGCACTAACATCATCATCACTAGCCCAATGGCAGACGCTAACCTTAAGGGCTGTCATCCTATCCAGAATCTTGGTGCTGTAGAAACCTACACAAGACGCTACCTTTGGGTTACAGCAATGGAGATTGTTGAGCATGATGCTCTGGATTCTTCTGCGCCACTCAAGGAAGAAAAGAAAGCACCAGTCATTGCACCAGCGCAAGGAATACGAGATGAGTTACCTATTGAAGAACTTAGGTATCTCGATGAATTAGCAGTTGAGTTAATTGCTATTTGTGAGAAAGACCCAAAGGCTGCTTGGGTTAGATTGGAGAAAGAGAACTTAGAAGCTGACCAGAAGGTTGCTCTTTGGACTTTGATGCCAAGCAATGTAAGAAGCGCCATCAAGAAAGCAAAGGAAGTTTAAATGGAATACGACAACACTAATCGAGGCTCACTCTTTAAGAATGACCGCAAAGACGATGCAAAGTTTCCTGATTACAAAGGAAGTTTGAATGTAGAGGGTACAGAGTACTGGCTCTCCGCTTGGATTAAAGTGAGCAAAGATGGCAATAAGTTTATGTCTTTGTCACTCAAGAACAAAAATGTTGATGCTTCATTGCAGCCTAAGAAGAAGGTTGTGTATGAGGACGATGCACCATTTTAAGTAAGTTTACGAGGGCGAAAGCAGACAGCAATGTCGGACGAATGTGAGTAGCCCTCACCTAAAGGAAAGATCATGGATATGAAAAGTGCTTTTGAGAAAATCTTTGGAACACCAGCATTTAAGTTGGCACGAAAAGATAGCCCAGAAACCTCTGTAGAAGCAGCGCAAGCAATTGATAGCACCAAGCTAGAACAAATCGTCTACGAGGCTATTAAGGGCTTTCCTGATGGGTGTATTTCAGATGAAGTACTGGAAGCATTACCAGAGCATCGTTATTCATCAATCACACCTCGCTATCGTGCTTTGCTAGACAAAGGCTTTATTGAGATTACAGGCACTAGAGAAGGACGCTCTGGTAAAAAACAACGAGTTATGAAAGTGAAATTATGAGTTACGCAAATGTAGAAATTAAGATCATTCAATGGGCAGAGGCTCGTAAGATTATTCCTAACAGCACCCCAGAAGTTCAACTTCTAAAAGCAATGTCAGAGATGGGAGAACTAGCAGATGCAACCATTAAGAAAGACAAGGAAGCTATTGTGGACGCTGTTGGCGATGTCATGGTCTGCCTTGTTAATTACTGCGCTTTGCAAGACCTCAATCTGGTAGACTGTATGGAAGTTGCATACGATCAGATTAAGAATCGTAGGGGTACGCTTTTGCCAAATGGATTGTTCGTTAAAGACGCTATTTAGCAAGTAAGTAAAGACCCACATTACTAAATGCGTACCCTGCGTACACAATAGCCATGTGTGGGTTATCTTTCCATAGTTGTTCACCAGCTATGTAGGCATAGATTGCCCCTGTGAGAATAATTAACCAAGCACTCAAAATAAACTCACATCAATGACTTCGCCACGGAACTCCACCATGTTTTCATCAAACTTGTGGACTAATTCAGGCCATAACAATTGACCATTAAAAAAGGTCAGCACCGCAAAGCCTGACCTGTGATTGCTTGGATTTAACTCGCCATATGTGAACTGTGGGCCATCAGGCTCTGCAAGTGTTCCTGTATCAACACCATAACGATTTCCATTGTAATCAGAGAATGGCGTAACCTTGAGTGAGTGCAAGTGTCCTGTAACGATAGACACACCAGCGTTAACAGTATTGTTGTGAGTAGCGTGAATACCACCTTTGTATCGGTGCTTCACAATCACTTGCTCTGTAGGCCAACAAGCCCAGCAAAACTCCCAATCAGGGATATGGTCTGACAGCTTAAATCCTTGTACCTCTTTGAACTGTGGTGCATGGTTAGCCAACTTGGTAGCAAACCTAGAGTCATGGTTTCCATAGGTAAAGATTAGCTTTACATTGTGTCTTTCTTCTTTAGCTGCTTCCTCAATCTCACCAAGCATTGCCTGACAAGCCTTTAACTCTTGGATAACAGAAGTCTGGTATTCAGAAGCATCATGCCGAGATATAGACGCACCATCAAACGCATCACCATTACATATCACCGCTTTAGGCTTGAACTCTTGAATAGCCCATAAAAGCCCTTTAAAGGCTGTAGAACGTTGATTAGGTATGAAGTGAGCATCAGAGAACACTAACACCACGCCATCCTCTATGCCAAGGCTTATCTGCTTTAAAGGAGAAAAGGATTTGGTCTGTTAAGGTCATATTTAGCACCTCGATGGTCAGAAGCACCTAATTTGATCTTATAGTGTTCTTCAATCCACCTTCTACGCAAGAAAACTGCTCTGGTTGCAATGCCAAGATGTTGTGCAATTGCAGATGCTGACTGAAGTTCACCCCACAGCTTGATAAACTCAACGTCTGTGCAGGTTTCGTTATGTGAGCCCATTGGAGTCCTTGGTCAATAGGTTTTCTAGCAGATTGATAACCCTATGCTCTTGCATTTCAATATCCTCATCTGAGGACTTTGGGTCTGTAGCTACACACATTAAGTCATGCAAAAAGATATGCAATAACTCGTGAAGTGCAGTTTTATCAAGTGATTCTTTGGTAATTTTCTCAGCACCAAAATCACCCAACCGATAAACAGCTAGTCTAGCGTTATCAGTAAATTCAACAGATGCCATTGCATTCTTGGCTGGCTTTATGCCCTTTTCAATTCGCCAATCACCAAGACTTAGCACCTGTTGCCATTTTTTTACGCTTTCAGCAAAGATTCGTGCATCGTCTTGTGTTGGTATGTTAGCCATTCAAAACCTC